CCCTTCCCGACGAGGATCGCGTTCTCGAGCCAGGCGAGTTCGTCGTCCTCGATCGAGACGCGAGCGTCCGTCAGGTTGAGGCGGCTCCACTGCCGATACTGAAACGTCTTGGCCTTGGGCTGCGGCGCTCCCCTGGCGGCCTGCTGGCGCGGTGGCATCAGACTCTCGTCAGCCCGTCATAGGCCGAGCGCACGGAGCCGACCCGACTATTGATCGCGGTGTTGAGTTCGCGGTAGTAGTCGCGGAGGAAGGCATCCGCCTCGTCATATTGGCGTTCGTTCCGCTTGGCCAGGCTGGCGGCATAGTGCGCGACCGGCTTCGTGTAGGGATAGGGCAGCGGGTCCGGGTCTGTGAGCGAGACCAGCGGATTCGAATAGACGGCACAGTCCCATTCGGTCGTGTACGCGAAGGACGGGTTGGGCCCGAGGATGACCTGGTTCGGGCCGTAGCGCGCCCACGCCTCGGGCACGCCCTGATAGGGCGTCCAGGGCCGCTTCGTCGCGTTCAGCATGGTGAGCGACTTCTCCTCGAGGATCACGCGCGTCGAGACATAGATCAGGTTGATCGCGATCACGTCGAAGACCTGGTTGTTGCCGACCTGGGTAAAGGTGTAGGTGTCCGTCCCGACGATCAGCGTGAAGGTGAACAGTTGGCGGTTCTGCTCGGTGTCGAGATCCCGCTGGTTCATCGCTCGGTTGATATAACCGATCTTGTTGGCCAGTGGCCAGAAGCCGTCATTGGGATCGTGGAGCAGGTCGCGGAGTTCGGTGAGATAGCCGGAGAGGTTCTGCACGCCGGCCCCGCCGCTCGGCAGCGTGCCGAAGACCGCCCAATCGATCGAGCCGCCAGCCGCCGGGGCTGGCACCGAGAAGGTCACGACAAACTGCGTCGCGGTCTCGCCGGTCACCGAGAAGGCCGTCACCCACGAGGGCGAGACGGAGACCTGGTAGCCGGTGCCAAAGGCCCCGGTCACGGTGACGGCGACGGCCGCCGCGGTCACTGCCTGCGTCCCAGTGATGATGCTCATTGCCGCCGGCTCTGGTCTAGCTGCACATCGACATAGGTGATGGTCGAGATGTCGCCCGCAAAGCCGCTATTGACGAGCTTAAACTGCACATGGACACTCTGTTTCGTCGTGGGTGATGGCGTGATGGCCGTTCTAGTGATCGCGGCGACGGTCGCCGCATCGAGGGAAAACCCCTCGTAGATGAGCGGCTGGGCCGTAGCGGTCACGCGCCCAGGAATCGTGACGGTGATGAATCCGTAGACCGTATTCCCCACGGTCGCGCTGGTGCAGCAGGACGAGACGGTGTTGCCGTCGATGAGGACATTGAACCCATTCGCGGCCCCGCCGCCGGAAGCCTGAAACAGGCCCGCGGCCCGAATCGTGAGGATCGCTGGCAGATCGATCGGGACCACGACATCGAAGACGATGGGCGATGTGCCGGTATCATTCGACTTCGAGCCCTGAAAATAGAAGAGCGGGATCTTGCGACCCTGGGCCTGCGGGGGCGTGCCATAGTTGTCCGTCACCGCAGCGGAGAGGCCCGGAACGGCGAGCAGGCCGAGCAGGAGCAGGACCAGGCGGCGCAGGGAGCGCGGCATCAGTAGGTGCCGCAGACCGCGGTGATCTGGTAATAGGCAGCGACGACGGTGCCGAGGGTCACGAACAGCCGGTAGCTGGGCGGCAAGGGCAAATCGAGTTGAACCTGAATGGCCGGCATCGAGGCCACTTCCGACACCGTCGAGGACGGCAGCGTCACATCCGCATAGTAGACGTTATTGGCGGGCGAGGTCGTGGCCGATCCGTTGTTGATGAAGATGCGCGCCACCGTCGCAACGGACGTGCCGGTGGGCTGGAAGACCATTTTCTCGCACCGGCTGCCGTTGGTCGCATCCGCCGTGAAGACGATGACGACGGTGCCGCCGCCGTCCTTGTCGGTGTTGGCCGCCGAGATCGTGGCAAAGCCGATCGCGGGGGCCTTGGTGAAGATCGGGCTCGTGTTGGCGACCCCGAAGGCGGGCAGGACCGGGGCGAGGAACTGCGCGCCGAGCAGCCCGATCACGGCCGCGGCGACGTACAGCCGGAACACATTCCGCTTTGTCCACTTCATCAGATGTCTCCTCTCAGCGCACTGGCAGGGTGGCCGGGAGCGAGTAGAGCATCCCGATATTGAAGCCGCCACCCGCCGCCGCCAGATCGATGCTCCCGGCGCCCGGCGTGATCGTCACGGTGCTATTGGTCGAGGTGAGCGAGGCCAGCGTGAATCCCGAGCCGTTGCCGATCAAGAGTTGACCGTTTGGCGTCGTCGCGCCGTTGACCCCGGTGCCGCCATCGGCCGCGGGGATGGGCGTCGTCTGCATCGTGACCGTGTTGGCGGCGCCGCCCTTGATATAGGCGCCATTGGTGATCGCATTCGTGGCGAACACTCCGGCGTTGAGGGTCGGCAGACCGGAGGAGTTCGGTTGGCCGAAGTTCTGCCCGGTGCCGCCGTTCGTGGTCGAGATCGGGAAGCTGACGGCGTTGAAGGTGTCGAAGGCGGCGCCGTTCCAGACCTTGACGACGCGGTTGGCCGAGTCGAAGCACCAGGTGCTCCCAGTGACGGGCCCCGTGATGAGCGTGCAGTCCGAGCGGATGAAGAGGCCGGGGCCTTGCGCCCAGGCCGGGCTCGCCACGGCCACCACGAGGAGGGCGAGCCACCACTTCCGGCGCATCGCGGTCCCCTCCCTCTGTGAGGCGTTGAATTAGATCTGGCCGCTGACGGCGTACCCCGTGACCAGGGTCATCGATGCCGGCTTGACGCAGATCGCCTCGAGCACGGCCACAAGCGCCCCGATGTATCCAAGCTGGAAGTTCGGCAGGGTCGAGGCGAACCCGGTGAAGGCGAAGGCCGCCGCCTCGTGGATGTAGAAGGAGAAGTAGCGCGTATTGAAGAGCAGGAGGTTCCCCTGCGGGCACTTGGGGTCGAGATAGATCGGCACGCCCGCAACCATGAGCGCCGTAAAGGCCGCGCGGATGCCGCCGACCTGGTTATCGAAGCCGGTGCCGGGCGTGACGCGGTACTGCTCATTGGAGACGAAGTCCTCGGCCAGGAGCACCCAGGTTGCCGGGTGCATGACGCCGATGTTGGGCATGTCGCCGCCGTTGAAGTTCATCGCGGAGACGATCATCTCGAGCACGCTGGCCCGGGTCGGCGTGGGCGCGCCCGACTTGGCCTTCACGTTCGCGTTCCACCAGGTATTGACGGTGGCCGACCGCGGGATGTTGCCATACGTCCCGGTGTTGCCGGCGATCAGCGGGAAGCCGTCGATGTTGATGCTGCCGTAGGTGCCATTGGTCCACAACTGCGTCGAGAGGTAGTCGGCGACCTGGTTGCCCGCGTCGTTCATGCGGGCCTCGATCAGCGGGACCACGGCCGCGTTAAGCTGGACCAGGCCCTCCATCCCGAGGAACGGGATCGGGACCACGACGGCCTTGAGGTTGAAGTCGGCCTCGGTGATGCCGGTCAGCGCCGCGGGCTGCTGGAAGGCGCCCGAGTAGTCCGTCGCCTGGGCCTGGACGAAGGGCGTGCCCTGGACCGGGACGGTGACGGAGGACACTCCGCCTGACGCGGTCTGAGCATTGGCGAGCCCGGCCGAGAGAACCGGCGTCGCCGTGTAGAACTGCACGACGGCCTTCGGAATGAAGGCGCGGCGCGTGACGGCGGTCAACTCCGTCCCGACCGCCCCCGATGGGATGATGCCTTGACCCAGAACCGCTGGCATGGTTTAGCCCTCCGTGAGTGCGGGGTGATCGACCCGAGACGCCGTGCCGAGGCCCACCACGATCAGGCCCACGAGCGCCAGCGGCACGACATGAAGCGGGAAGAACCCAAGCGATGAAGTCCCGAGCGCGGCGATCGAGCCGCCCCAGGGCGAGACGGCGAACATCTCGCGGTGCGACCAGAGCCAGAGCGCAAACAGCACGGCGCCCACGAGGCCGGTCTCACAGAGCCACTGGAGCGGCTCGGAGTGCGCCTCGCGGAAGAATTCCTTGGTCGGGAGAAACTTCTGCTGGAGTTGCTCGAGCGGCACGCGACGAGCCCAGCCGCCCAGGCCCCAACCGAAGACAGCGTCCGAGTGCCACCAGGTATGAAGCCCAAAACCCCAGATGCCGACGCGCCCAGCGGCGCGGCTCCAGAGCCCAGCGGCGCCCTTGGCGTAAACCCGCCAGCCGACCGCGAAGCACGCCATGGCCATCACCAGCGCGCCAGTCCAGTTGACCTTTCGGTATCGCACCGCCAGGCCGATCGTGAGCGCGGCGAGCGCGGTGAACGACTTGCCGGTCCAGACCGCGAAGATCGCGAAGGGCAGGCACCAGAGCGGCATCAGCGGCGCCGTGATGGCGATGTAGCTGCCGGCGGCATCCACGGTGCCGAGCGTGCCGAGCGGCTGGACGACCGGATTCAGCTTGCCACCGAAGAGCGGGCCCCAGAAGAGGTCATAGCCCGCCAACTGCTGCAAGACATAGGCGACCTGGAAGGCGCCGAGTGCGGCGAGAATCGCGGAGATCCGGGGCCGCCACGCGGTGGGCGTTCTCCGCATGAGGATCAGCAGCCCCGCGCCCGCGGTGAAGAGGATCGTATGCGTGGCCTCCATCGTGGCGCCGCGGTAGAAGATCACGACGGCCGCCATGGCAATCACCACCCCGAGCCAGCGGTCCTGGGTGCCGATCCAGCAGGCGCCGACGCCCAACACGACCAGCCAGAGCACCTGCAAGCCCCAGAAGTCGATGCCAGGCGCCGGATCATACGGCGGCAGGCCCAGGCCAGGGAAGCGATGGGCGAGCATGGGCCACCACGTCACGAGCGGGGCGAGGATGACGCCAGCGACGGGCAGCATCCAGGCCCGCCGATGAAGCCGCCGCCAGCGTCGTGACGTGGGCACGCTCGACTACTCGCAGAGTTGCAAGGTCGCGCGGTAGATCTCGACCGAGTTGCTGCTGCTCGCAGCCTGCCAACCCCACCAGACAGAGAGCTTCTGCGGCACGAGGGTATTGGTCTGCGCCAGCGACGCAGCGTTGAAGACCGACTCCGTGGCGAAGCCGCCCGTGCCGCTCTCATAGGCTAGCCTGGCGGTGAGGAAGCTGGTGAAGCCAGCCGGCGCCAGGGTTGGCGTGGCGAAGGTCGGCGCGAAGTTCGTGGTCGCAATCGGCGAGACCCAGACATCGAGCGCGATCGGCCGACGCGCCATCGAGGCATCGAGCGCGACGGCGTTGACGAGTGCCACCGTCGCCGTCTGGTTGCTTGGCGTGGAGGTCGTGCCCCCCGGTCCCCAGTTGACGCCCAGGTTGATCACCGTGCTCGAGGAGGCCGTGCTGATGAGCCCGTGCATGGCGAGATGAAGCGGAATGGCCGAGTTGGACTGGGAGATGGTCGCCATCAGGGCCGCGGGGATGGTCCAGTAGAAGAGCTTGCCCTGCGCGGTCGAGTTGACGATGTTCACGCTGGCCGTACTGGCGACGACCAGGCCACAGGTGATGATGAGGCTCGGCTGCCCCTCGGCGGATCGCGGGAAGGGGACCAGGCTGCCCCCAAGAAGGAGGCCAGCCATCAGGACTGCACAGAATTTCCGTCGTGTCATGGGAGGCCCTCCTTCGAGCCCTGGTCGCTTAAAGCCACCGATCGCCGCGTCCGTTGCGAAAGTCCGAAATGATCTCGTGCGCCTTGGTCCGTGTCACGGAATCGAGCACGCTCTTATCCCCGCCGAGTGCCGGGACCAGCCACTTGAACTCGTCCCCGCCAGCGCCGTTGAGCCCCGGAACGGAGAGCGGCCCGCCGGGCGGCTCCGTCCTGCCGGTGGCCACGGTCTGCTGCGCGCGATAGAGCCGGGCGGCGGCGCGGTGGCTGCCGATCAACTCCTCTTGCATCAGCTTCTCGATGGCCGGGATCTCCTCCGGACGGACGTGGAGTTCAGGGTCGGCCAGGAGAGTCTCGCGGGCCTCGCGCAAATGGTCCTCTTGCCTGACAGCCTTCCGCTCATCCGCGAAGGCTGCCCGCTCCTTCCGCACCTCGCTCAGAATCCGCTCGCCCTCGACGCGGAGGTCGTGGCTCGCGATGGGGGCATTGGGAAACTTCTTCTTGACGATCCGCTCCATCTCGGGCCGGGTCTCTGGGTCGTTCCAGAGCGACTCCGAGAGGCGGGTTCGCGCGTCGAGTTGCTGCTCGTTCTCAGGCGGCATGGCGCATCTCCTCCCTTATGGGGCCTCTGGAGCCGGCGTGTCGTCCGGCTCCGATGGTGGTGCGGGCTGGGGAAGCAAGATCTGGCCGCCCCCCTTCCGAAGCCGGTAGGGATGCTCCGGGTGATCCGGCGCCAGTTCGGCGGGGGGCGGCGCGGGCTCTGGATCTGGGTCGGGTTTGTGTCGTGCCATCACATCACGTCGTGATCGCTCGACTTCTTCGCGGCGCGCACCTTGGTCGGCGACTCCACCCGGAAATCGTTCTCTCTGGTATTCTTCTCCTCGATGGAGGGCTTGCCGGTCCACTTGTCGGAGCCGTTCATGCCGCCCATCTCGGGATAACGGACCTGGTTGACGATGCGGCCATGCACCTGCAAGGGGTCGCGGGGATCGCGGATCGGGAAGTTCTCGGGTTGCACCACGCCTGGGCCCATGAGTGCCTCCTGTTAGGCCGCGGCTCCGGGCATGGTCGAGGTCGTGGTCGGCGACGCGCCGCCCCCGCCTGCTCCCATCCCCAAGCCAGACAGCCGGTTTCGAATCATCGATTTCCACGCCGCGCCCTGCTGCGGCGTCGGCTGTGAAATCGGGGCGACTCGCTCTCCCAGCAGCTTCACTTCCGCCTTCTGGAGATCCGCCGAGGCCGTCCCGAATGTCTTGCGCAAGGTCACGAGCGCCTTCATCAACGCTTGCCCCTCTTCGCTCTTGCTCCCCAGCGCGCCGGCCGCCAGGTCGAGGATGTTCAACCCCATCGTCGCCAGCGTCAGTCCTCGCGCACGCATCCCGCGGCTGTCCGGGGCAACGGTCGCCGGGGCGGTCGGCCCCGGCGACCCTCCGGGCGCCGCTGCGGCAGGAGGAGTAACCGGCGGCGGCGCGGAAGCCGCACCAGGGGCGGGAATCGAAGTCAGTCCAGCCGGGGCTCTCTCAGGCATTGATCGTCACCGTCTCCTTGTGGCGCGCCGAGCCGACCGTCCAGGGTGCCGACGGAGTCTGGCTTTGCCCAGATTCCGACGGGCCGCGCGGGAATGCGATTGGCTCAGGCGCGCCATCAAGCAGGAGTCCTCTTACCGCCTCTTCGCGCGCCGCTTGCCGCGATACCGAACGATCTCCATCACAGCCACCTTTCTGCACCGTTCCCTTGTGGGGGCGGGCCGGGATGTGAACACCGTGCATCTGGAGGGGATAGTAAGAACATAGTGACAAAAAATGGCAAGGGGAAAAATCAAATACATATGGTATAGATACGGGTGTGGCGGGCTACGGGGCGCTCCATTCGCGGGTCCAGCGCCGGCGCGGGCAACCGAAACGGTGCGAAGAATGCGGGACGACTGACCCCAAAAAGTCCTACGATTGGGCGAACCTCACTGGGCGGTACGAAGACCCGAGCGACTATCGGCGGCTCTGCCGATCATGTCACGTCCGGCTTGATCTCAAGTCTCCTCCTCGGCGCGATGCGCCGAACGGCCCACGCACGGAACTATTCAAGGCCGTTCCGTTCTTGCGATCAGGTGTCGGCTCCGAAATTCAATGCGGGTGCGGCTGCGGACTCGTGATGTTGCAGTTTGATAAAAATGGGCGCGAGCGAAAATTTGCGAAGGGCCACTATCTTCGATGGATCGCTAACGCCGCTGCGCCTTCTCCAACTTCGCCTTCGCCTCCTGCTCCTTGATCTCCATCACGCGCTCGCCCTGCTTGGCCTGAGCCTCGGCAATCTTCCGGGCCTTGGCCTTGAGCCGCGTGTCCGTCATCGGGAGATCGAGGAACTCGAGGAAGTCCTCCGCGTCGATCACCTTCATCTGTTTGGCGAGCGTGGCCTTCTGGAGGAGATGCTGCTGGTAGAGCGGGCTGGCTGAATGCGCCCAGACGCGCGCCACGAAGTCGCCCGGCATCTGTGAGAGAAGGAACTCCTCACCGTTCGGCTTGCGGAGCGTCGTGTCGTTCACGCGGCGATGCAGCCGCATCATCGAGGTCGCGATCGACTCGAGGGTATCCTCCACGAGCATCGCGCGGATCATCGTGGGCCCGGCGCCGAGCATGGCCTGCGCCATCGCCTGCTCGCCTGAGCGCACGCCCGCCTCGGTCTGGCCGACCATGCCCCTCGGGAGCGCGCCCTGCCTGGAGAAGAGCGAGTCGATGTGATCCACCATATAGAGCGGATCGGGCAGCGGCGGCGGGGCCAGCGATGTCACTTCTGAATTCGGCTGGCTCGAAACGATATTGCCGCCCTTCTTGCGGAACGCCTTGGCCTTCTCGCCGTCGAGCATCGAGAAGTTCTTGAAGAACATCGGCGGATCGAGTTGAAGCTCGTCGCGCTCGTTCACCTCGGCCAGCTTCATCTCGCGGGCGGCCTGCAAGCTGACGAGATACTCGAGCGGGCAGACGCCCCAGGCATACCCAGGCGTCGGGTTGAGCGTCAGATTATGGAAGGGATGCTCGCCAGGGTTCAGCGGGTTGAGCGGCTCCCAGATGATCTCCTCGGTGTGGGTGAAATTGGTCACGACGCGATAGTCCTTCGCGGCGTCGTCTTTCACCCAGAGTTCGGCCAGCCGGACGACCTTGTCGCCCACGCGCGGGCGGGCGTGCGCGACGTTGCTCTCGCCCTGCACGTTGCCGATCATGCTGGGCGAGGAGGCCGCGACGAGGAGGCGCTGCATCGTGGGCGGCATCGTCTCCGACATGGACTCGTAACTAGGAGTGGCGTGCGCTTCGGCCAGGGCCATCAGCCGCTCGCGCCGATCGTCCGGCAGTGGATCGATGAGCCGACGGAAGCGGGCGAGGTCGAGGACGTACCAGTGGCAGATCGCCTCCTGGGTGTCCCAGTCGAGTTCCTCGTGGAGCAGGCCCACATCGGATGGAGCCGGCACCATGGTCAGCGCGGCCTCGTTCTGTGAGACCAGGACTTTGAAGACGACCGTGTCCCAGACGTGCGACCAGGTGACGCCCATGCCGAAGATCAACCCGGCGTCGGAGTCGTGCCAGAGCCGATGAAGCTCCTCGCGTGCCACCGCGGCTTCGTCCATCCATTGATCGCCGTAATGCGGCGGCAGCGCGATCCCGAACCGGACGGACTCCGGCGCGTAGAGATAGGCCGAGGAGTATCCGACGAATTCGTTGAGCTTGTTGTAGAGCGCCCGGTCTCCGCGCTCGCTGCCGGTGAGATACCAGGTCTTCATCCGCTGGTTGCGCGACCCTCGGTCAGCCCGCGAGATGTCGCACTGCCGGATGAGGTTTCGATAGAGCCGGTCGCGGGCGTCTCGCTCAGTGGGGAGGATCACGGCCTGGTCAGACCTTCACGGGCTCGCCCGTGCCGTCCGCGCGTTTCCGAATGGCGAACTCCGTATCGACGCGCGTGCCGGCGCCAGGCCGCGGGGGGCGCTGGCGGATGATGCCCTCGACCGGATGGGCCACGGACGAACTGATGACGGCCTTTCCCGCTGGAATCCCGACCGGGACCGCTCCGAGCCCGATACGCGCCAGGGTCTCACCGATGCGATGGATGGGGACGGCGATCGTGGGCGCCTTCCGCTCGGCGGCCTTGGCCTCATCGTGCTGGGCATAGGCGGCCGTCACCGGGCCCTCGACGAAGGCATCCACCTTTTTCCCGGTGCCGCCGTTGACGTTGATGGCGTTGTAGAGCCGGCGGAGGCGCTTCGACCCGCAGACGGGGCACCGGATGGCCGCGATGGGCAACTCATACACGGAGGCGGCCCCGTCCTGCTGGCATTTCTTGCTCATGCAGGCGAAATCGGCCCGTGGTCCCACGGCCTGCACGCTACCACGGGCAGCGGGGCCCTGGCAAGGGGCCTGTTCAATAAGTGAACACGCTGGCCGGGGGCCCTGTTTTTTCTTCTTGACAGAGATAGTGGTGGTGGTGGAGGATGGTGGCATGGATGAGATCACACAAAGCCACCGCTGGCAGGCTCCGCGCGGCACCCGCCGCTTCGGTGGTCGGCACTACATCCTAGCCGGCCGTGGCACGCGCGAGGAGATGGCCACAGAGGCCAAGGCCCTGCGCGCGTCGTGGCAATATGTGCGGGTACGGTGCTACCGTGGGCCGGCCTCGCTCGACGATTTCGCTTGTTACGTTTTCGGCCTAATCAGCGCGTGAGGAGGAACCTTTATGGCATGGAAGGTCAAGATTATCACCTGTGGATGCGGACGTGAGCTAGCCTGCTCCGGCTTCACCAACACCTGCGACTGCGGCGCCGACTACAACTGGGCCGGCCAGCGGCTCGCGGCGCGCTCTCAGTGGGGCGAGGATACCGGAGAGACGGCCGGCGACATTCTCATGGCCGAGGCGGCCGGCTTCCCTGACGTGGAGGACTACTGATGCCACTCCGGCACGGAGTCCAATACTCGAGCACGACCCTCAAGCGGTGCCCGATGTCCGTTGACGAATGCGCGGCCAGGGTGATCGCCCTGATCTCCGAAAAGTATCCGCAGCCGTTTGACGCGACCGCCATGGTCGAGGAGCACTGCGGTCGGTTCAAGCGCGGCGCTCACGCCGGGAAGCTGCGCGGCTGGGCCGAGATCGAGGTCGTGACCGAAGGCGGCTGGAAGCGGAACGGTCCAGGCGAACGGAATGGTGGAGTGGTGCGACCTGGTACGGTGTTGGGCATTCGCATTGTTGACTTCAACGGCCATCCTTATCTGGAAGTGTCGCGATGATCGAGACAGCGGGAGGCTTCCGCGTTGGTGATCGGATTCTGTTCGACCACTTCGGGCACAAGGGCCGCGAGGGTCGCATCGTGAAGATCACGAAGTCGGCGGTTCATATCGAGTGGACCGCGCCGTCGTCTGGCGTGACCCGCGTGGTGCGCGTGAGCACGCTCTCCCGGCCGTACTCGGCGTGGCAGCAGCGGCCTGGGGAGATGTGGCGGGAGATCGACTGCAAGAACATCGTGTGGCTCTCGCGAGGGCCAGCGCCCGAGGAGGTGTCGCGATGAAACGGGCGAGTTACCGAGACGGCGTGGCTTGGATCGCGCACAACGACGAGCCGCTCTCCGTGGATCGAGAGGAGATCGAGGGGTTCATTTCCACCCTGCTGCTGGCCGACCTATTCCATGTCGAGGCGTCGCGCGTCGCTGACGACGTGCTGCGACTCAAGGAGAAGGAGGTGTGCGATGAAGCATTTGGACGCTCCAGAGACCGCGCTCGCTCTCGGTAACCAACTCACCGAGATCGAGGCGCACATGCTCGAGAAGGACGTGGCCCGCGTCGGCCGGAAGTATGGCCAGGCGACCGCCCGCGTGCGCCGGCTCCGCGCCGGGCTCAAGAAGGCCGAGGCCGAGGTCCGCGAGTTGCGTCGGCAGATGCGTCTCCTCATCAGCGCCAGGAAGGTCTGACGATGGGCGCCAAGGATCAGATGCAGTGCCCGAAATGCGGCGCGAAGTGGACGCGGCGGGTCAAGGTGCCGATCCGCTGCCCGCGCTGCACGAAGGTCTTACCAAAGGGAGGAGGAGACCATGGACGTTAAGGACTTCGTCGAGGGGCTCCGGCAGATCGCGGACTGGTATGAGGCGAACTCGGACGTGGTCATTCCGGAAGCTCGGCTGACGGTGTTCGGCGAAAAAGACAACAAGAAGAACATCGCCACGCTGGCCTGGAGGCTGGGCCCACTCAAGAAGGAGATGAACGAGGAGATCCTGGCCCTCGAGCGGAGCTTCAACGGGGTCGCCCTGCGCTTCGTGTTCCTGCGCTCGGCAGTCTGCGAGCGCCGCGTCGTTCGCACCGAGGAGATCCCAGAGGCGGTCATCCCGGCCCATACCAGGGAAATCGTCGAGTGGGACTGCCATGCGCTCCTCGACCAGAGAGAAGACAATGGATAGGCTCCTGGCCTTCGTGCTCACATGGATCGCGATCTGGCTCGTCTGCCGCTGGATGGTCGGCGGGAGCGAGGCGCCGAAGAGGAGAGAGTAAATGGACGTCGGCGAGTTTATCCGGCAGGGACGCACTCTAGGCGGGGCGGTTCTCTGGATTCCGTTCTTCTACGTCATGCTGCTGCTGGTGGCCCACGCATGGTGGGGCTGGGGCCAGGTGGTTACATGCATCGGCAGGACGCTAAGTAACGCGCTGCTGTGGTACTGGCTCCCGAAGCGGATGCGGATCTTTGAGCGATGAGGTACGACGACTATGGCCATCATCACGGGCAAGGACGGGCTTCCCTACTGCACCGACTGCCGCGGCGAGTACGACCTCTGCACGACGCACAAGCGGGCCGTGACTCGGGAGTTGAACTTTCTGCGCACCGCCCTGATCCTGGTCAGTGCGGAGGGGGACATCCGGCCGCTGCTCACGAGGAAGAAATGGAGCACCGACAAGGAGAGGAGGAAACGCGATGAAGACCAGCGCGCCCGATCCGGATCGTGATTCGATGTTCACGGTGGTTTACGCCGTCGCGCTCTGTGTCCTGGCGTTCCTGTTTGCGCTGTGGCTCGTCACGCCAGCGCACGCGGTCGAGGCGTCCTTCTACATGACGGCCGAGCGGTTCACCATGTCCTCGACGCCGAACCCAGAGAAGCTGGCGTATACGGCCGGCGTGATGAACACGCTCCAGATCGCCGGCCGGCTGACGTGTCCTCGAGACTTCCCACGAGGGGAAGTGATGGCTCGCGCTGAGGCGCTCATCTGGCGGGCCGAAGGTGAGCAGCCTGGCACCTCGAGGAGGATGTCCGCATCGGGCCCGATCATCGGCGCGCTGGGCGAACTCGGCTGCCGGTGGACGCCGCCGCCCAGTGTGGAACCCGAGAGCCAGAAGGTGCCGCTGTGAAGACACCGAAAGAGACCAGGCCGACGCTGGTCGAAGCCCGGCTTCTCCGGAGGAAACTGGAGATCGCGAGGGCCAAGGCGGAGAAGTGGGATGCGCTTGTAAGCTTGCTCGCTGATGAGATCCGATCCATCGCTGAGGATGCGGCGGAGGGCGCGGTGGACGACGTGAGGTTAATGGGGACATGACGACTCGGATTCGCACGATCTATGTGATGCGCGAGGCCGACAAGGACGGCAGCGCGGCTCCGGCGGCCCACGTCTTCATCGAGACGACGGCGGCCGGCGCGATCGTCTACGGTGTGCGCGCGAGCGCCCGACGCCTTGGGCGTGCCAGGGAACTCGCCGAAGCCGAGTTCCAGAAACTCCGGACATTCGCGGAGAAGCAGAAGGAGGCGAAGGCGTGAGACTGACGGCCGGAGAGTTCAATCTGAAAGCGGTTGTGACGCCGATTCCATTCCTGAGTATGGATGGGCGCGTTCAGGTGTCAGACTCCACGCCAACCCCACCACGCGACCGGCGCCATCGCTGGGAGCGCACCGGCAGCACGAAGCGGCGGCACTCGTGGCGGTGCCGGGCCTGCGGCCGTCGCCGTTGGACGACTCCGATCGTGGCGCTGATCGAGTCGCGGATTAATAAGGCCCAGCGACAACTAAGCCGTGCGCTGGAGGCTCAGGTCTGGCGATGACGAAGAAGAACACCGCGCTAAAGGGTCGAAAGCTGGTGAACTTCGCCAAGGCCATCCTCGAGGCGCAGGGCGCAAAGGTGGAGGTCGCCCAGAATGTCGTCCGCTGGTGGCAGGACAAGGCCACGAAGCGATGGGTGCCGCGCTCGGTGAAACATGATCTCTTCGGGGTCTGGGACATCCTGGCGATCCACAAGGACGGGGCGCGCGTGTTCTACCAGGTGACGACACTTGACAACCTGTCCGGCCGGCGGGAGAAGATCAAGGCGGCCGGCCAGTGGACGGCGTCGGATGCGATCCTCGCCTGGGTGAAGGGCCGGGGGCGACACTTCCGGGTCTACTACGGGCCGGACTTCGACGAGTCGATCCAGCGGTGGCAACCGTGAGCGATTGGCACTGGTACATGATGGTCACGAATGATCCTCGACGGATCGTCCGAATCGGGGATGGCGCCGACGACTGCTGCATTGAGATTATCGAGCGACGAGAGGACGGGCTCTGGGAAAGCACGCAGACGGTTCTAACAAAGGGCGAATGGTCGATTCTTCGGTCATAAGGGAGGAGCACACATGAAGATCCTGATCGCGATCGTGACGGCGGGGTGTCTGATGGCCGGCTGCGCCACGACGCTCCAGCATCCGACGACGGGGCAGACCGTGACCTGCGAACAGCCGGTGATGGTCGGGGGCGGAACCGGGATCATCGGCGGGGCGCTGCTCGGCGTCTCGCTTGTCTTCGATGCCGTGACGTGGGGCATGAAGGCCCACTGCGTCTCGGAGGCGAAGCGGGCAGGATACGAGGAAGTGGAATAGCGGACCATGAGACGCTTTCTCCACCTTTTACCGAGAGGAGACCGTGATGCTGGGACTCGAGGAGAGCGTGCTATACGACGAGGTCAGGGCCGAGTTGAGGGCGACCAGGGCGCGGATGACCAGGGACGCCGTGCGGCTTGGGGTGCTCCAGCGGGCCTCGCTGATGCTCGGGACCGGCTCGAGCGCCTCGGAGGTCCAGGGCATATTATCTCGTTCGGCCTCAAGTGCGCCTGGTGCGAGACGCTCATCGAAGTCCCGGCCGGTGTCTTCCGAGCCGTGAGTCAAAGCCGCGAGCGCGTCCTCTGTCAAGGCTGTTACCACCGTCGAGAGCGCGTGCTGGACATGATCGAGTAACTCGTGCGAGATGCTCACATACCATCAACCAGGAGGAGAGGGGACATGAAAAAGGCATTGGCTGGATTGATGGTGGCGCTGCTGCTGGCGCTGCCCACCCTGGCCTCGGCCGGGATGCTCGATGTCGGAGCCGATCGATGGGACACGAAGTATCAGAAGTCTGGTGCTCTCGCCGGCAAGTACGGCGAGCGCCAGATCGACAAGGACGGGCTCGACTGCACGCCGCTCGATGTCAAGTTTGCGGTGGTGGCCGCGTATGCGAGCCTGCTCATCCCGGCCTTCGGGCTAGGTGAGGGCGCCAGGACGGGCGCGCATTACATCGTCCAGAACGCGGCGACGGCGTTCACCAAGGGCGAGACCTTCCATCCCGCCCAGCCCGGCGAGATCGCGAAGTCGGGCGGCCGGGCCGCCTTCAATCCGACGGCGCTGGCCACCATCACGGGCTTCGTCGGCTCGATGGCGTTGGCGATGTATCTGTCCGACGCTGAGGCGCATGCCAAGTGCATGCAGGCCAAGGGCTACAACATCAGCGGCGGTTTCGTGAACACCGAGCACGTCGGCGCCCGCGGCGTGCCGCTCAATCAGTACAAGTCAGGCTTTGGAGGCGTCCAGAAGTAGAGCGCCGCCGTTCGACCAGGGGGGCGCAGTGAATCCATTACTGAGGAGGAGATGAGATGAGGAAGTTCCTGATCCTGTTCGCACTGGTGGCGCTCTTTGTGGCGCCGGCCGGTCTCGCGTTCGCCGCTGGCGGGGGCGAGGGCAACAACACCGGCTGTAACGGTGTCGGGAATCCAAACTCGCCGTGCAGTGGCGCGGCGGGTGGCGGTGGTGGGGATACGGGTGGGGGCGGCGGCGCGGCGGCAGCGACCGCATCGGCGACGTCGTCCTCGTCGTCGTCTTCTTCGGCGAGCGCCACCGGAGTCGGCGTGGGCAGTGCATCGTCCACCTCGGGCGGCGGCAGTTCGGATGTCAGGATCGACGTGCCCAGGCAAGCTCCGGCGGCTGTCGCGCCTGGGCTCACCTCGGCCGGGACTGGCGTCTGTCTCGGCAGTGTTGTCATCGCCGGCAGTTCGCCATTCGGTGGGCTCTCGTTCGGCATCACCAAGGTTGACCCAGGATGTGAGCAGCGCAGCGGCGCGGCGCTCCTGTACCAGATGGGACACCCGGCCGCGGCGCTCCGCGTCCTGACGGGTGAGAGCATCAAGGATGCCCTGGCGGCCGAGAATGAGTTGCCAGTGAGCAAGGTGAAGGTGTCCGCTCAGGAGGCTCCGAGTCTCGCGGTCTCCGCTCAACCGAGCGCGCAGCCCGTGCCGGCGGCGGGGCCCTGCGGTCGTGGCACCTATGTCACGGCGAGGGGATACTGCGCCTGGGCGGCTCAGTAAGAGAAGGAGATCCGGTGGCAGGGGCGCGGCTGCCGATCAACGCGCGGGAGGCCAAATGAGGACTGAGGCTCCGTGGAAGACACCAATCGTTTTCGAGTGCGGCTGCTCAGTGGAGACAGGCGACGAAGGACGCCCATTATTCGTACCAGGATCTTGCCACCAGCGCGTGAGGACTGAGGCGGTGGAGTGGCTGCTCAAGGATATAGAGAGTGACAAGTTTTATTACGGCTGCGTTGACTGCATCAATCACCTCATGGGACTGGCGCGATCAAGGGGGACCGACCTCACCGCGGCGCGGGAGGCGCTGAGGCTGGCGGATGAACTAATTGTCGGGCGTCGATCTCTTCGTGGCTGGGGTGTAGACGAATGGAAGCGCCACCCCGCCGTGATCGCGGCGCTCGGGGAGAAGCCATGATTGAGAGCCACGCTGACGCTTATCGGACCATCGTTGCGATCCGCCGCCTTCTTCTAAGCGATGAGGAGATTCCACCTGACCTCATGCGTCGCGAGTACCTGCGGACGCTCGATATGTGCGAAGAACTCCTGGTCGGTCTTGACCAAGCGCGGGATGCGTTCGTCGTGTTTCTCCGGATGGTCAACGAGCGGCGCCGATTGAGGAGTTCACATGAAGATCCTCTCGAATCGAGGCGGTGATGCTCAGGAAGGCCATGGAGGACTTCGAGATGAAACTGGCCGTGATCGTCATTGCCATCGGCGTCGGCATAGTCATCCTCGCAGCGCTGGTCGTGATAGAGTTGCGTGGATGATCCGGCTCGACGTTGCGGGCTTCGAGGAGTTCGGCCGCCAACTCACGATTCCGAGCAAGGACAGCGGACTGGTCCGGCTAGAGCCCTGGGGCACCCAGCGGCACCTGATTCGAGAGATCGACGCCGGGCTCGAGCAGGATGTCCACGACTTCGTCGTCCTCAAGGGCGGCCGACAGATCGGCGGGACGACGACCTGTGATGCCCTAAGCCTCTGGTGGTGCCAGGCGAATCCTGGCATCCAGGGCATGCTCGTCAGCGATGATGACCCGAACCGAGACTATCGCCGCGACGTGATCCTCGAGATGCTCGAGAGCCTGCCTCGGGACTATCGCCAAGAGGTGCGGTTGAACAACCTCGGTCAACTCGCCTGGCGGAACCGATCGCGGCTGATGTTCGCGGCGGCGGGGCGGAGGTCGGGCGGCAACCTCGGCCGCTCCCGCGGGGTGAATTACCTCGAGGCCGACGAGGTCGGCTCCTGGCGCAACCAGGAATCTGTCTCGGCGCTCAGGGCGGCGCTGTCAACGAAGAACCCCCGCCGGCTCTACGTCTGGAATTCCACCGCCCGCGGCATCGGGACGGTCTTCCACGATATGTGCAAGGTGGCCCAGCGCGCCGTCACGCAGCGGTTCATCTTCCTGGCCTGGTGGCGGCATGAAGGCTGTCGGATTGAACGGACCCAGGGCGAACTCTGGGATCGCTACTGGCTGGAGCGACCACAGCCGACCCAGGAGGAGCGGCAGTGGATGAGCGAGGTTCGCCTTCGCTATGAGGTCGAGATCCAACCCGAGCAGCTTGCATGGTATCGGTGGCAACTCGTCGAGGAGTTCTTCGGAGACGAGGCGATGCTGGCCCAGGAGTTCGGCTGCCTGCCGGAGGACTGCTTCCAGGCATTCGGCGATAAGTTCATCGCGCCGCCCATTCTCCAGCGGCTCCGGATCGCGCTCGACGCGGCCCCGAGGCCGTCGGGCTACCGTTACGACTGGGGGCCGACCCTTGACGAGAGCCGCGTGATTGCGGATGATCCCGACACCGCGCCGCTTGTGATCTGGGAGGAGCCCGATCCTCTGGGGGCCTATGTGGTCTCCGGTCATCCGGCGTGGAGTTCGTCACCGAATGCCGCCCACTATGTCGCGCAGGTCTGGCGGGTGTGGCCAGACCGGATCGTCCAGGTCGCCGAGTACGCTGCGGATGCTGGAGCCATGTACCAGTTCGCCTGGGTGCTGCTCCACCTGGCGGGGGCCTACCGGACGCAGCTTCCGACCTACTTCATCCTCGAGGTCGGCGTCACCGGCTATCGCGTGCTCGAGGAGATCCAGCTTCTCGAGCGCCACGGCTACGGGCTCTCGCTCCGTGGCAAGCAGCAGATCGAGAACCTCATCGGATCGGTGCAACACTATTACTATGTTCGGCCAGATAACATCTATGCCCGCACGTCTCCGATTGAATGGAAGACGGACCACGACAAGCGGCCATGGATTCTGCACGGCTTGCGGGACACGATCGAGCGCGACCACATCACCATCCGCTCGCGAGAACTCATCGACGAGTTGGCGGCGGTGCGCAGAGGCGAGGAAGGGGACAGTGACGTGATCGCGGGCGCCGCCGCGTCGAGTGATGCGCGAGTGATGACTGCGGCACTAGCCACGGAGTGCTGGATGCGGTCGGCGATGCCGGATCTTCACATGATGGTCGCGCCGAAGGAGGCTGGGCCGGCTGACCCGACGAGCGTGCAGCAGCGCCTCGTTCAAAACTATCTGAGTCGGTTGGTCTCTGGGGGGACACCGTGAGGGCATGGGATCGAGTGCTCTGGGGCGTTCAGTTTTCGAGTAAGGGAGACACGATGCTCCTTGGCCAGGGCTGGGCGAGTTGGCAATCCCAGTCTCGCTATCAAGGGGAGCCGACTCGGGCCCTGCTGTTCACGACTCGGTCGGCCGCTCGGAAGTGGTGCAGTGAGACACGCGCGAAGTATTCCGGCCGGACGGACTGCTGCGCCTCCTGGCGGTTCCACCCGACTCGAGTGCGCGAAAAGGTCTCGGTCTCTGTGGGGGGAGGTTAAGAGCCGATGAAAACCGTCTTAATCTGGAGCGGCCTCTGTGTCGGCCTGTACGTTGTCGGCTGCCTGTTGGAGTCGGTGCCCTACATACCGCAAGGCTTTCGTGCTGTTGTCGTCGTGGCCGGGCTAATCTTTTGGAGCGAGTGTTGACATGGCCACATCACTCCGTGTCCGGCTTGCCTCTGAGGCTCCAGCGGGCGCCTGCCGGGTCTTCGATGGCGCTGGAGAGTTGGTGGCGATCATTCATCCCACGACGAGAAAGCGAACGTGGACCGGACTACGACGCACGCTGACCGGCCACAAGGGCGGCCGACCGAAGAAGATCACGGACAAGCAGATCCTTGACATCCGAGATCGCATCAGGAGAGGCGAGCGCCTCGCGATCATCGCCAATGAGTTCGGATGCTCGGAGTCGGCGATCTATCGACGGATTCGAGAAGCGAGGAGGAAGGCCAAGAAATGAAGCCATCGCACGCCACCAAACTCGTCGAGTTGATCCGTCAATGGAATCTCGGGACTTCAAGCTGGAAGATGATCGAACGAGGGAAAGCTGGGGTGACTGTCGTCTGGCCGAGCGGCGTCAAAGTCGATTATACAAACCGCCGGCTCCTCGAGGCCGACATCGACACGGAGAGGAAAGTCAAGAACGGGGAGGCCCTCAAGCCATGACCGCTCCGACTGAACGGGCTGTGGTGGAGCAGGCGCGTAAATGCCCCTGTCCCGCGCGCTGCAAATATTGTGGAGCGCGAAGGCGTCGCGACATCGTGGGCCACTACTGTCCAACGAAAAACTGTCAGTGGCAATTCGGATACGACTGCTGCACGTTAGGTTGATGCTCGCTGCGGCGTGAAAGCGCCGGGAAGGCGCTCCCTGTTTGGGGCCCCTTGGTAAGTAAAAGCTGACGGTGATCGGCGCCGGGTGGGGAATCCGGCCAGCGAGCACTCCCACGAACGCCTCGAAACAGCCACGACCAAGGCAGAGAGAGGCCCCAGGGCGAGAGATCGCCCTCGAGGTGGGCCCGTACACCCCTGATCTCGTCTCAGGCCAACCTTGGGCGCTACAGAAGG